CCGTGGGCTTTCCCAAACACCCTCTACTGGAAAAAGGACTTGTGATGATCGACGACAACATCGAGACCAACGACAACGCCCCCACTGCCAAGGTCCTGCCGTTCAATAAGGTTACCTCCAAGGTAACACCATCGAACCAAAACATCGCGAACGCGGCGATCGTGGAAATGTTGGAAAGGCACTTGGCAGAGGCCAAAGAAGGAAGGATCACTTTCCTCGCCCACGCGATGCTAGATCACAACGGCGTTGCGTTCTCGACATGGGAGCCTGCGGGTGGCGGACCGGGGCATGTTACCCGAGCGATGGGCGCAGTAGGCTTCCTGCACCATATGTTCATGGACGCCGGCCTCGACGGCTGCGTCTTTCACGACGAGATCCCGGACTAAGTCCAGGCGCCGGCGGAGATCTTGGGCCGGGAGTTTTTGATCCTCCCGGCCATTCTCTTGGCGAACATCCCCTGCATTCCACCGTGCGCGCTCAAGCACGCGTACTGGAGGGCGTCCGCGATGTGCGAGAACTCGTTCTTATCGGGTGTGGGCTTTCTGGCGCCAGCGCGCGTCTTGGCAAACCGATAGCCGCCCGCCATCGCCTGGATCAGCGTGGGGCACCGGTCTTCATCAAAGAGTATCGCCGGCCCACCGTCGCGCTGCGCCAGCAAGAAGGCCTCTACAGCTCTAAGCCTGGCGTCGATCGCGTTGGTGGGGGCCGGGAACGCCATGAAGCCCATGCGCTTCAAGACATCAAAGGTGGTCTCTTCGTAGATGGAGCTCTTGGACACTCCCGAGGGGTCGCCCACCATGGCGATCGGCTTGCCGAGATACCTTGCGTCCATCAGCAGGGGTCGCAGGGCCCGCTCGATATGCGCCTCGAGGCCTATGTCCTCTGCCGCGCATTCCGCCAGGACCAGCAACCTTCCTTTGTGGTCCATTTGCGCGATCACACTGCCGGGGTCGCGCCCAAAATCCTGACCGATAATGATGGGGTGACCTGAGACCGGTTGGAGATCTCGGACAACGTGAAAGTCTCGCTTGAAGCTCTCCCGGAACACAGCCGTGCCCGAGGGGTCATTGCCGTATTGGGCGTGCACATAACGAAGTACCCAATCCTCTCCGTGGCCGCGTGCGAGGCGCTCATAATAGGTTCTCCCTTGGGCGATGCGTGCTTCGTGGTCGAGCGGCAGCTTGAGGGTCTCGGTGGTTTGCGTGAGCCAGTTGAGGTTCTCGGCCGTGTCTTCGAGACCCCCAGGCTGCTTAAAGATCTGCCAATCTCCGCCTGAGTTCTCCATGAACTTGTGCCAGTCGGTACCCTCACTAGGAAAATTGGTGTCGGCGATCATGCCGAACCAAGTACACCCGCCCATAGGCGCCGAAGGATAACGTCCGAGACGGCCGGCGAGGGAGTCGACCAGCCCAACGTCCATTTCGATTGCTTCGCTCATCCAGGCCGCCGAAAGTTGCATACTCAGTAGGCGCCGCTGGTCGTCCAGGCTATCCAAGGGAATAAGCACCCACTCGGACTTCACGTCCCCGATCTGGATATGAACCGTGTTCTCACTCACCTTGTAGGCGGCCACCCCGTCCAACCAGGTCGTGATGTCCTTAAGAACCGTGTCCTTCAGCTGCTTTAGGGTCTGCCGGACAATAGCAAAGCGCGTGTAGCGGATGCCGTCGGGTGCCGGCGCCTGTTCGCATGCTCGTCGGAATAACTCGAAGATGCACGCCGTGGTTTTACCAGACCCAACGGGGCCCGCGATTAGGCGTCCGAAGGACTGGCTTTTCATAAACCTAGCGCAAACCGGAGTTGCGGTGAAATTGATCGCAGGCATTACTGAAACTCCCTGAGGTGCGTAATTAGGCTCTCAAGGATTGCGACGTCGTCTTTGACGTGCCCAAGGGCTAGGTTGCAGTCGTGGCAGAGAATACCACGAACTTTATTGGTGGCGTGACAGTGGTCAACGACCCACCCAAGTCTGTTTCCTGGTGAGCCCGACCCGCAGGTTTTGCACTTCGAGTCCTGCGCCGAGATCATTGCGTCGCGTTGCTCGATCGTCAGGCCGTACTTCGATTTGTAATACTGCTTCATGCGGTAGGCGTTGGCCTTGGGCCGATTAGCGGCGTCCCAAGCTCGCTTGACCGCCTTTATGTGGGCCCGGTTTTTTGCGCGCCACTTTAGTTGTGCTTTGCGATGCGACTCTTTCGCGGCCTCAGGGTTATTTTCTTTCCAGCGTCGATTGTATTCGCGGCGCTGTTCGGGGGATATTTCGTTTGCCATGTACGAAGACATAGAGGCGCTAGGTATCCTATGAGTCTCGCGAGTTATTTTTCGAGGTAAGATGCCAGGCGCCGCAGCGTCGCCGGCTGATCCCTGGCAAATCCCAGGGCGAGATTGCACGGCCGGCACAGGACGCCGCGGACTCTTCCTGTTCGGTGACAGTGGTCGGTGTGCCAGTGACCGGCCTTCTTTTCGCGGCACCCGGCGCACCTATTTCCTTGACTCCGCAAAATCGCGTCGCGTTGCTTTGTGGTGATGCCGTACGTGTTTAGAAGCCACCGATCCCGCCGGATGTGCAGCCGGCTCCGGCAGTACGCAGCCACATGCTTGGCGTTTTTGCGCCGCCACTCTTTCAGGTACTGGCTTCTTGAGAGCACTTACTCGCTGGGGTCGTGCTCAATTACCTTGGCAGGTAACTGCTTTTCGAAACTCAGCTTGTGGTCCTCGCCGAGATTGATCGTCACGGTGAAGCGCTCTCCACCCGCTCCACTCTCTCCCGTAGCGACACCGATGCCAGCCATCCTAGTTAGCATTTTGCCGGCTTCGATCTTCGCGGGCAGCGCCTCGTCCTGGTCGTGCATCCGATTATTTAGTTCGGGGAGCCACTCCTCGAGCATCGCCGCGGACTTCGCGCGGACGCGCTCGTGGGTGTTTAGAGCGCCATTCCACTCCTCAACCTGGCTCGCAAGCAACCGCTGAAACCTAGAGTTTCGCTGTAGTTGCTCCCACGCTTCGGGGGTGATTGAGTATTGTTTAAGTATAGTTTCGACGGGTTGAATATCCATCGCGATTTCGCGGGCGAGCTTTACTAGGGAGAGGTCGCTTTGACTTGGAGCAAGTACAGTAACGGTTGCCATGATACTTCCATGATACCAGATATTGTTTGGTCTTAGCCGCTCTATACTATAACAAGCGCGTCATGGGTGAAAACTTTGGCGGGCGCGGCGTCCTCCGTGTCGTCGGTCCGGCGGCGCTCAACGCCAGCATCAAAGCTCAGGACGTGGCGAAGGCGACTGCTGCTCAGGAAACTGACGCGGTCGTGGCGTCTAACCTTGCGTCCCACATCCACACGCAGTTCGACATCTTCAAGAACCACCGCAACAACGGTCAGTCCGGCTGGTCCGAGCGCTTGCTTGCGGCGCAGCGATGTTTCAAAAACCAATACGACGCAACCAAGCTCGCGCAGATCAAACAGTTCGGCGGCTCCGAAGTTTACGCGGGCACCATCGCGATGCGCTGCCGCGGCGCCACCTCCCTCCTGCGGGACGTCTACCTTTCGCCGGATCGCCCGTGGGGCATAAACCCGCCGTCCGATCCGACCATTCCGCCCGAGATCGTGGCACAAGTTTCACAGCTCGTCGGCATTGAAGCGCAGACGAACGCGCAGGCCGGCCAGCCCACTGACATCAACGCAATTAGGGATCGCACGCTCCATCTGATGGAAGCCGCGCGCCAGGCCGCCAAGAAGCGCGCCGCCGCCCAGGCAAAAATCGCCGAAGATAAAATCGACGAGCTTCTGACAAACGGCAAATTCTACGTCGCGCTCGCCGAATTTTTAGTCGATCTCCCGCTGTTCCCATTCGGCTGCATCAAGGGGCCGGTCGTGCGGATCGTGCCTACGGTCGACTGGAAGGGCGGCCGCGCCACGGTGCAGCAGAAGCCGCGACTCTTTTGGCAGCGCGTTTCTCCGTTTGATTTGTGGTGGACGCCCGGCGTCGCCGACATCGAGGACGCCGCTGTCATCGAGCGCACGCGCGTAACGCGCGCCGACCTGAACGATCTCTTGGATTTGCCTGGCTACAACCAGGACGAAATTCGCGCTGTACTTGATGAGTACGGCCGCGGTGGACTCAGCGAAAACTGGGACCAGACCGACGCCGAGCGCGCCATCAACGAGAGCCGTGAGAACCCGGTCCTCAACAAGTCGGGCCTGATCACCTGCCTGGAGTTTCACGGCAACGTCCAAGGAAGAATGCTGCTCGAGTACGGCATGGACAAGAAGCAGGTCCCGGACGAACTGCGCGACTACATGGTGCAG